AAGGTCCAGAGACCCACCGACGTGCAGGCCTTCCGGCAACTGAGCGATCTGCGTACCGCGAAGGTCCAGATACCCACCGACGTGCAGGCCTTCCGGCAACTGAGCGATCTGCGTACCCTCAAGGTACAGAGACCCACCGACGTGCAGGCCTTCCGGCAACTGAGCGATCTGCGTCCCGCTAAGGTACAGATCATACCTTACATAAAGGTCTTTCGAGTTCTGAAAGTCCTTTACACTCATTTCTTTACCGTTAATTTTTAATACGTGTGTCATCACCGTTCCCCTATTCCGCAGCCAGTTCACGAAAATAATCTTCATCCGCTGCCGCTTCCGGTGAGAAATCTACACAATCGGTGTGCCACTTCTTCTGAGCGTCACGCTGGCTGTGAATGGTGTGCAAGTAAGTCAGATCGATGAAACCGGACTGTGCTTCTTCTTCCGCGCTTTCCTGCGTCATGTGCGAGCTTTCGCTACATACAGAACCGTCCTTATCGACGGTGAATACGTTGATGAAGTATTCTTCCATTGCTCTGACCTCCGTTGCGTTGTTGATGAGTTGAGTATAGAAAAACTAAACTAAGTAAGTCAATAAAAAAGTATAGAAAATCTAAACTATATTTTTGTGAAGGTGGGTGATACCTTATTTTTCAATGAATTAGGCAGATAAAAAACTTCTTTGAGGTGTGGGATGAGTTGGCGATATTTATTGGCAACAGTGCTGGTTTTGATGGTTGCTTACTTATTGATTAATGATCATGCGAAGGCAATAGAGTTAGAGCGTTTGGAAATAAGGATCGCAGAACTAGAGGGTGAGCATTCGGTGCATCGCGCAAAGTTGAAAGATTGTCAGGAAAAAGTTATGACGAAATATGCGCGAGATCACCCAAATGAAGCAGGTATGCAAGCTGCGTTAAATGCTCCATATGAGAAGTGTGAGTACCTAAAGTCTCATTAAAAAAGGCCACGGAAACCGCAGCCTTTTTAAATCAGACACCACACAGGAATTGCAATCTCCTAACGTATGGCGGCTACCGAAGTAGACTTTATAAGCCCGATGCTGTCGCAGAGCGGGAACAAGGTAAGTATCTTAGCAACAAGCCTCAAGCTCAACTCTGTTTCGGTTTTCTTGAATTTCGTTTCCTGGGCTTTGGGTCGCCTTCGCTTGGCGAAGCGGTGTTGTCGGAATCATCTTCCTCATCATGTCCAGATTGCGCGCTATCTCCTGTTTCTGACGTCGCGCCATCTCCTTGAACGCCGGGTCCGTCTTCATTAGCATTGCATTCTTCCTCCAATTCTTCGGGCAACTCAATGTCGTCAAAGTCACCAATAAGCTCTTTGTTTTGCTCTCTAGGCAAATAAAGGTCAATAAATAAATTGCTTAAGGCAATTATTCTCCTCTCTTCTTTAGATATTGCTCTGACATTAGTAAACAATTCTTTAGCTTCTTTAAAATCAATTACCGAACCGTGATCTGGGTAGTTTGCGATCAGTTTGTCTAGGGCTTTATCTTTTAAGTTTCCGGCGTTTAATCGCTCTCCATAATGACGAGCAATCATCATGGCCCGGCTAATTTCGCCTAATCTTTCTGGGTCTACTTTATTAGACATAGGCGCGAAAACGCCAACCGCAAGACCTTGAGCAATCTCGGCTGCCGTTTTGGTTGAGATTCCTCCACCACTACGTTGAATGATTTTGATCATGGATTCTTCGAAGGCATCAAATGCCTCATTCGATAGAATGCTGACGGCTTGCATGATATCCAGACCTGAACTTGATAGGGCTATTTCGTCTGGTTTGCTAAGCTGGACATCAAGAGGGCCAAATTCACCTCTTGCTCCCATAGCAACCTCATGCGCACCGATTGCAGCTAATGTTCCTGCACTTTTGCACAAGCCACTTACTGCTATAGTTATGTGACCATAAAGTGATTGCAATGCGCGCATCATCCTGAATGAGGCATGAGGGTCTCCTCCTGGCGTTGACATGAATAAACTAACTCTGTCCCGCCGATCTTTTTTCCTTAGGATGGTTGTGCGTAAAGCCTCAGCCGTATGAAAGTTAATCCCTCCACTAAAATAAAAAGCATCACTTCCAAGATCGTCTAGGATTTCTTTTATTTCACCCATGCTCTTCCCTTTATTTCCTTACGTCTTCCTGATCATGCTTAAAGACGGCGACCAAACCAAACGACACGGCCTAGGATTTTTGCCTCCTCGGCTGTTACTTCGTAAGGTGTGTGTCTGTCATTATCTGATAGCAAGCGAACACGATCCGTTCCATGAACGGTCTCGACGCGCTTAACGACGATCCCAAAACCATCCCAGACGCAGAAAATACCCGGGCGGGGGCGCACGTCGTTAAAATCAACCATTACCCTGTCCCCAGCTCTGAGCGTTGGCTCCATGCTGTCACCGTCAACGTCAATGATGCGAACTTTGTTAGGATTGACGTTTAATTCCTGGCGCAAGTATCCATCTGGAATGCTCCAGTTTGCTTTTATTTGGTCGGTATATACATCGCCGTTAGAGCCATAGTTGTTGGTCCCGTTTTTATAACCTTCTTGGTAGTCCGATAGACCTCCGCCGCCGCCCATTCCGGCTCTTACGTCAATTTCAGGGATGAAATGGTGGTCTGCTTTAGGAGGGAGTTTTTGTTTTTTCTTTGGGGTGGATTTGACTTCGATAATAGTTTCAATTTCACCATCCTCATTCAGCAAAACAAAGTCAGGTTGAGGGTCGCTTCCGGTTCTTAACCAATTTTCATCAACTCTCAAAGCAGCTAATGCGAGAGGCATGTTGTTTTTAGTAGGAGATGTTTTACCGGACTCCCGTTGCGAAACCGTCCCCTTGGTAACTCCGCAAAGTTCTGCAAGTTGTTCACCGCTATAACCTCTAGCAGCTCTAGCTTGCTTAATCCTATCTTTCATTTCGTTCATGAGTGCATTTTGTTTAGTTAAGCTAAACCGCGCAAGAATAGATTTTCTAAACTTAACTGTTGACGATTTAGTATAGAAAAACTAAACTCCTTCATTATGGATACAAAACTGAAAGCGCAAGCCCAAGAGGCGCTCAAAGGGGCAATTGAGAAAGCTGGCAATGCCGCGGTCCTTGCTCGACACTTGGGGATTACCAAGGGTGCTATTTCACAGTGGTCAGTATGTCCACCTGGTCGTGTTGTTCAGGTTGAAGGCATAACGGGAGTTAGTCGCCACGATTTGCGCCCCGACATTTTTGGAAAGTCGCCTCCATCGGCGGCAGGATAACCCTCTCGCCGCGATCAATCGCCTCGGCCCGCTCTAAGAGCCAAGCCGAGGGATCAACGCCGACGAAAGGAAAGTGGGTTTGTGGGTAAGTTTTTTCCATGAACCTGATTGTGAATGAAGGCCTAATTTAGGTCACGTCCAATAGAGCAGGATGTTTTGGATGACTGTAGATAGAGACCCCGGAACTATAGAATTTAAGCTATTCCAAACGATCAATGAAGTTGGGCCGGAACTGTTAAACCGTACCACCGGGTTTGGGTTGGATGCGCTCTACAAAGCCAGCAACCCTAATGATCCAGTTCGCCTTGCTGCGGTAACTGCTGCAAATGTGGACGTTGCTAGAAGTTTAAAGGGCTTGCCGCGCATCTTCTTGCCACACCTTGAAAACCAGTATGAGCGCTTGCTTGCAGATCTAGGTGGCACTGTCCGCTATCAGCAGGGTGACGTTTTTGATCGACTTGCTTCGGTTATGTCTGAGGTAGGGGATGTCGCCGGGGTGCTTAGAGCCTCAACTCATATCAACAGCCCCGATGGGCGCAATTTTTCCAACTCTGAAAAGAACCAAGCATTAAGCGAAGTCGATGAGGCAATCGAGGAGCTTATGAAAATGCGCAAAGACATTGAAAGGCTATGACAATGATTATGTACAAAGTCATACGCAGCGAAAACCGGATCGTGCGCGCCGATATCGTTCGGCAAACAGCGAAATGCGTATTTATCGATAATTACGCTGGCGGCGAAAAATGCGAGGGGAAACGCTTTTACTTCGAAACATTTGAAGAGGCAAAGCAATACCTCATTGCTCGTGCTGTAGGCCGCGTTTTTCGCGCCCGTAACTCTCTTAAAAAATTAGAGGCCGAACTTGAGGCCGTTCATAAACTGGAGGCCTGAACAATGGCAACGCTTGACGCTTTTTCTTTTTCCATCATGTCAAAATGTCTGAATGAACCTGTAGAGATTTCAGAAATCTGCGCGAAAGTAACAGACCACATCACAAGTAATGTTTTTGTTCGTGAATTCATCGCCAAAATGCGCGATTGGGGCCGTTTAGAGATGCACGGTCACACTAAGATTATTTGCACGGCAACAGGTCGAACCCTTGTTAAAGAGACGCGCAAAACACGCACACTTAAACTTAAACGCAAAGGTTTAAAGGAGTGAGGTTGCCATGACAAACGCCGTTATCGCCGAACACATGAACGAGCTTGAACGGTTGCAAGGTGAACTCCGCGACAAACGAGAGCGTCACCTTCCTGTGCGCCCGACCATTTCGAAAATTCGACAGCTCCAAACTTTAATTATGAAGCTGACCTATCCGAAACCGAAGACGGTTTACCGGGTGCCGGCAGAGACAAGGAGAATGTGATGGCTTCAACGCGATATTCACGGGGTCGGATCTGGAACGGCGAGAAGTCGTTTAAACTTAGCAATCAACAGCGCGATATCCTCCTCCTTCTGATGCAAAGCAAGCAGGTTTCCTTGGAGAGTTTTTCTGAATGCCTTTGGCCTCATCCTGATGACATGCCGGACGCTTGGAAAGAGGTGATTCGTGTCGTTGTGAGGCAGCTTAAGAAAAAGCTTCTCGCCTTGGATGCTGATTACACGATCACTTGCAAATACGGGCGCGGTTATTCCCTCGAAGAACTCGGCAAAGAAGATGTTTTGCCCCGCTTACTGCCGCCTGCAACCAAGCGCGTAAACCAATTAAACAATTTTGCAATCCCGGCTCTCCCTAACCGGTGAGCATAACTCGCCGGGGCTGCTCGGAGTGGTCCCGGTATTTTTTTAATGGAGTAAAACAATGGAACAGAATTTCTGCACACTCGTTGAGAAGGCTCTACCAAAATTGCGTGAGGTCGAAGAGCAGATAGCAACTCAAAAAGCAAAAGCAAATGACATCTGCGCAATCTACCGAAAAGCGGGCTTACCCACCAAGGTACTTAGAAGCGTTGAGAAGGCGCTTAGAGACACTCCACTGGCTGAAATTGGGGGGGGGGCGAGATCGAAAAAGAAGTGTCAATTGCAATGAGGGAAATCGTTCCGGATTCAGACATTGCATACGCTGAGTGGTGCCGTGAAAACGGCAAAAAAGTACCTGAACACCTAAGATAAAGGAATAAAACATGTCTGACATCGGACACAACAGCGGTGCAAACGTCGGCGGAATTGCTGCCGACCATCTGCGTTCTTTTGTTGAACGTATCGAGCGCCTTGAAGAGGAAAAAGCGGCCCTCGCCGCTGACATCAAGGACGTTTACGCAGAAGCAAAAGGAACAGGCTTTGACGTTAAAATCATGCGTCAACTTGTCCGCCTGCGCAAAATGGAAGACCACGACCGCACCGAGCAAGAAGAGATTCTTGACCTGTACAAAAAAGCACTCGGGATGGGTTAGGCAATGGCTCGTAAGCGAGGTCCGGGACCAGAAGAGATATTACAAAAACAAGTTGTTACATGGCTTCATGTCGCCCTGCCGGATGCTGTTGGGTTTTGGTTTCATGTGCCCAATGGCGGCAAAAGAACCAAAGCTGAGGCAGGCATATTTAAGGCTATGGGTGTTCGTAGTGGCGTCCCTGACCTGTGCTTTATCAATCCTGATGGGAAAGCCTTCTTTATTGAAATGAAGGCACCGGGGCGGCGCTCAGATACGTCAGAAAATCAAGACGCAGTTCTTGGCACCTTAAGCAACTTGAACGCCTCTGTAGCGGTCTGTGACAGCCTGAGCAGCGTAGAAACAACCCTGAAAGAATGGGGTTTTAAGTTAAAGGCAAAATTGCAATGAGTAGAGATTTCGGAAAAGTCGCCACTGGCCTCTGGCGTTCAAAAAAGTTCAAAAAGCTCGGTGATAATTCCGATGCAAAGTTGCTTTACATCTACATTTTGACCAACTCAAACGGGAACTCTATCGGCTGCTATGAACTACCGATAGGCTATATCATGGCGGACCTAAGATGGGAGGATAGCCGTATAGATAGGGCTATGATAGCCCTATCCAAAGCCCTATTGATAGACTGGAATGAAGACGAGGAAGTGGTATCTATAGTCAACTTCCTGACAAAATCCCCCATCACCAACAAAAAGCATGCAATCGGTGCATTCAAGACCGCCTTGAACCTCCCTGAATGCCAGCAAAAGCATTTAATTATCAATGAGATAGTTAAAGATAAATACGCCTCGGAACTGGACGAAGTAAAGGCCTATTTAGACCGTCTTGATAGCCCTATAGATAGCCCTATGCATACTATAGAGACGGAGACGGAGACGGAGAGAGAGACGGAGAGAGAGACTCAGACGGAGACACAGACTCAGACGGAGAGAGAGACTCAAGATAATAATCAAATAGCTGAATCTTCATCAACCAAGCCGGATGATGAAAAAAAATCTGATTTGGATTTGTCTGGATTGTCGGAAGATGAACACTACTGCCTGCATGGCGAAGGGTTTGGATTTTTCTGGCTCTGGTCTGGATCGGGGAGCAGTCAAACGGAGCTCCGTGGCATGATGCAACGCTGGCTTGGCATCCACGGCGCTAAGGCTGTCCGAAAAGCAATACTCAGCGCCATTCAGCCGGACGTTACCCGTCCCTTGAGATATTTCACCGCAATCATGCAAAACCCACCCGTTGCACCGCCGGATGATGAGGTTAGCAAGGGTTTGCTAGGACACCTCGCAGACTACGAGGAAAACCGCAAACTGAGGATGGGCGAATGAGCAATATCACCAAACTCCCAACGCACAACAGCGCCTTAGCCATTCAGGCAATGCGCGACCATAGAGCAGACCTAATGGCTGAAAATGGGGCCTTACCCCGTGTGGACGAAAACACAAAACTTGTCCCACTGAATGCCTGTCGAGCCATTGTTGAAAAAATTGACGATGAATACCAACCGGCTGGCGAAGGGGAGCATACAACCAATGCCGTCGCCTTCCTGCTTGGCGGTTATCCGCAATCTTCGAAATCTGCCGAAGGGATGGAAAATCCAAAAATCTACATGGCCCATGTTGTGAGAGTTTTTGCGAAATACCCCGCAACCCTTCACACCAAAGCAACCAACGAGATCCTTGATCGGCACAAGTTCAAACCGGCTATTGCTGAGATTACGCAGGTATTTGAGGAGCTGGTGGGTAAGTGGACCTATGCGCAGATCATTGCCAGAAAGCATATCCGCGAACACGAGCGCCGCCAGAAGGAAGCTGAACGCGAGGCCGTACTCGCGAAAGACCGGAAAACCCGTGACGAACATATAACTGAAATGCGCGAAAAATACGGTGATGCGTCCGTTGGATACGCCGAGAAAATTCAAGGTAAGGGTGGGCCTCGGAAAGTCAAAGAAGAGGACGCTGTGGACTTGCAAAGCTTTGGGCATGACCGGGCGGAGCTGGATCGAAAAGCGGCTGAGTTATTAAGCGGCATAAGCCGTTAACCATTTTAAACCCCTTGCACGTCGGCAACGGCAGGTCAAAGGGGGAGGAGAGAATTTGATGAGTAAAATTGCGATTGAATTAAGGAAGCTCGCGAATAAATGCGAAAAATTCGAGACCGAAGCCGCTGACACTGCCTATGAAAATTTTAAAGATACCATTAGCGGTCTTGACAAATTGACAAAGAACCTCAGCGACAAATACGATAGAAAACGCGAGGAGTGTTCCGGCTTAGAAGTGCAACTTGAGAAAAATTATAAAGAAAATGTTCAGTTGCGCGAAAAAGTCGAAAACCTAGAAGCCTTCGCGCAGTTCATCATCGACGGCTATGCGAACCATGACCTTAACCATGTTGATTTCCGCGTTGGGGCTTACAAGAACGCTCTTCATGCGTTGGACCAAGAAGCACCGGAGGAGAAAATGGCGCGTGATTTAGGGTTGTTGCCGGAGACAGACCAATGACCTGTTGCATGGAAATTCGCGGCACAGACCGAAAACTAAAGGATGGACCTTGCGAAAAATGCAAGGCCACCAGTAAGCAACGGTTCTGGATGATGGTTAAACGTATTTTGGGAGTGCAGCCATGACCTGCTCCGAACGCCTCGAACTCCTAGAGCGCGCCGTGGCCCTCCTCGTTGCTGAGGCCTGCGGCGAACCCGTATCGAAGGAAGATTTTAAACCGTACAAGATCGTTATTGCCGAGTGTGTGATTAAGCACTTGCCGGAGTTGGAGAGGAAGTTGTGATAGACGTAATGGACGACCTCTATAGGGATTATTTCTTCACTCTCTCAACTATCTTCTCAATGATCTGGATAGGTGCTCCATCATCGTACGACCTTGGGTGGCTGGATAGGGTGAAAAGCGGTTTTAATATTAAATCACGTTCTTCTGGACTTAGGGCGTTATTTTTATCTGCAACAAGCGACAAATATGTTTTAACCATTGTTTTTCGCTCAGCGGCATCTATTGATATATCTCTGTATTTATATGCTTGCTGTATGAGTATTCGCAATAGCCAGATAAACAACAGAGTTGGAAGGGCATAAGGAATTAAACTTATAATGTCTACGTTCGAAAGCTTCGCTATAGTGTCTACGTTCGAAAGGTTGGGTGAGATGAGGGTTATTATTGATAATGAGATTGCTATAGTGCCTAGAATAAACCCAAGGAATGCAAAATTTGCAGATTTCTCTCTATCTTCCCAATGCGCCCCCATCGATCCAATCTTTTTTAACTCATCAGAAAAATTCGTAAGAGATTCTAGCGCGTTTGATGTTTCTGCGACATCATTTTGCAAACTTTTTATTGCCTCGTTTTGCTCTGCAAGTGAGTTCCTGTGTTTTGTTTTTATTTCATTCGACATCCTCCCCAAATTTATCAATCCGCTCACTGTGTTGCCGAGAAGGTTTTGCAAGATATAATTTCCAACGCTGTCTTTTGCTAGTGCAGGACAATTGCTTCCGCAAGTGAGGGGCTCATCTTCATCGCCAAGATATGCTTGATTGAGGGATATTATATTATCTCGAAGATTTTTGATGATTATTTCATGTGAGTATTCAGCAGAGTGTGAATTTTCCTGTTCCATTTCATTATTCCTTTTCACTACGGTTTAATAAATAAAATGGGGCTTGCCCCTTCAATTGTATCCGTCTTAATCGACCCGTCTGGAAACTCCATGCTGTAAATTCCCGTTCTAAAGGTAGTTGAGAGGTGGCAAAGGTGCATCGTGTGGGTTGATGTGCGAACAATGCTTAAACGGCCCATAGCATCAGGAGAAACAGATTTAACGGGCAACGAAACGATGAGCGCCCCCCTGATTAGAGGTGCTTCCTTCACATGATAGGCCACAGCATCTTGCGGGAGGGGTGGCAGCTCTGCTGAAATATTTTCCGGTGTAACGTCCGTAACGCGCCCATTCTTTTCGATGGTACCAACAAGCTGGATTTGCTGCACGGGTGGTGGTGTTACGGGGATGCCGATTTGCCTGAGCAGTTCGTCAACGGACCATTCAAGGTACTGCGCGGCTATAGGAATCTCATTTAGCTGCAACTTCCTTTTGCCGTGTTTAAGCATCAAAGTGATATTGGCTTTATCGACGTTTATCGCACGTCCAAAGCCTGCTTGATCTTTGCCATGCAGCTCCTTGAGCCGCTGGCGGATCGCTTCATAATTCAACATTGGTCAACGCCTTTGTTTTTGTTTTTTACAACTTTCACCCTCTTTGGGGCATTGTCAATTGCAACAATGATGGGTATATTCACAACTGTCAACGCCGACGAGGACGCGGTTTTCGTCAGACAAAACAACTTAACCCTTAACTTTCTTCGGATTGTTGAGGGTTTCTTTTTTGTTCAATAGTTGGTATTTTAACAACTCACAGATTGTTTTTGTTGTCCAAAATTATGCAGGAAATGGATGAGCGAGATCACGGAAAAGAAAAAAGAGAAGTTCTTTAAGGTGCTATCGACTGGCGCCAGCGTGACGAAAGCTGCTCGGCTGGCGAGGATTTCCCGCGCCTATGTCTATGTCTTGCGTGAAACAGATGCGGAGTTTGCGAAGCTTTGGGATGAGGCTATCGAAGAGGGCACGGACACACTAGAGGACACGGCCCTAAAGTTTGCCAATAAGGGTGACAGTTCCTTGATCAAGTTTCTGCTTGGGGCTCGCCGCCCCGATCAGTACCGGGAACGTAAGGATATTAATCTGAGCGGCAGTATTGGGATTACTGGCGCCCTAGACCAGTTGGATGACCCGGACGATGACACAGAACCTCAGTGAATCCCAAGCCCGCAAACTTAAAGCTTTGAGGGATGATTTTAAGTATTTTGCAAAGTCATGCCTGAACATCCGAACCAAAGGCGGTAAGATTAAGCCGTTCCAGCTCAACAAAGCTCAGAAATATATCCACGAAAAGATTGAAGAGCAACGAGCTAAAACTGGCATGGTGCGCGCTATCATTCTCAAGGGGCGGCAGCAAGGCTGCTCCACATACATTGAGGGGCGGTACTATTGGCGGGCGTCCACGGGTAAGGGCTTGCGGGCTTTCATTATGTCGCATGAGGCAGATAGTGCAGCGGCCCTGTTCACTATGGCGAAACGTTACCATGTCAATTGTCCTGCTGATTTCCGTCCTCAAGCCTCCACATCAAACAAGCAAGAGCTCGTCTTTGGGGCTCAGGATTGTTCATACCGGGTGGCTACTGCCGGTAACGAGGACGCGGGGCGAAGCGAGACGATCCAGCTTTTTCATGGTTCAGAGGTAGCCTTTTGGGATAATGGCGAGGACATAGCTGCCGGGGCCTTGCAGACAGTTTCGAAGGAGCGGGGAACTGAGGTTTTTCTTGAGAGCACCGCCAACGGTATGGGCAACTATTACCACCAGCAATGGAAACTGGCTGAGAAAGGTGAGAGCGCCTATATCGCCATCTTTGTTCCGTGGTTTTGGCAGGATGAATATACAACGGACGTGCCCGAGGAATTCACGCTCACAAAAGATGAGACGGATTATCAGGAGGCTCATGGCGTTAGCCTTGAGCATATGGTTTGGCGGCGCTTCAAGGTTGCTGAGCTTGGCATAAATAAATTCCGGCAGGAATACCCGGCAACCGCTGCCGAGGCGTTCGAAACCTCGGCGGAAGACGCCATGATGCCGCCTGAGATTATTATGAAGGCGCGTAAAGGTGTTGTGCAGCGTCCGTATGGTCCGTTGATTGGCGGGCTTGACCCTGCTGGTGATGGCATTAAGGGGGATCGGACGGTTATTGCCATTCGCCAAGGTCGCCAGTTTCATAAATATTCTGTCAAGCGTGGGCTTGATACTATGGAGGTCGTTGGGTGGGCAGGTCGTATCTTCAAAGAGTGGGGCTTGCAAAAGCTTTTTGTGGATAATATCGGCATTGGCGCAGGCGTTTATGACCGTATGCGAGAGCTTGGCTATGATGTGACCAACGTGAATGCGGGTGTGGTGGCTGATAATGAGCGCAAGTATGTCAACAAGCGTGCGGAAATGTGGGGCGAGCTTGCGGACTGGCTGCATGACAGCCCTGTTTCCATCCCTGATGAAGATGAAGTGCAAGCCGATCTTACAACGGCAATCCGGCTTTATGACAGCAACTCGCGCTTTAAGCTTTTAGGTAAAAAAGAGATCAGAAAGCAATTCGGTTTCTCTCCTGATATTGGCGAGGCGCTCGCCTTAACGTTTGCCTACCCCGTCGCCTTTGACCATGAGGGCAACTTCGCCAATGAAGACGTTGAAACAGAAGATTTTGAAAACAGCAACCCTTGGATGAGAGGTTAAACTATGTGCATGAGCAAACCTAGCACGCCTACACCGCCCGCACCGCCGCCCGCACCGCCCGAGCCGCCCAAAGACACAAACCCGGAAGTGAAGCAGGCGCGTGATGATGAAAAGAAACGCCTGCAAATGATGGCGGGTCGCTCTTCAACAATCGCAACCAGTGCCCGTGGCTTGCAGTCTCAAGCAACCACTTTGAAAAAGAAGTTGGGGGAATAAGCAATGAAACCGCCAAGCGGAATTAAGAGACACGTTAAACGGAATAATAAGCTGATTTCTCTCTATGGTCCGCATAAGGCGATGTGGAAAGACTTGGCAGAGTACTGCATGCCGTTTCGCGGGAACTTTGCGGGCGATGAGGACCTAACAACCCGCCGCAATACAAAGAACTTGAACAACACTGCCTTGCTCGCCGTACGCATTATGGCCTCTGGTATGCGGGCAGGCATGACCGATCCGTCGCGCCCTTGGTTCCGTTTAATGCCGAGCGACCCGGACATGCGGAAGTATGAGCCGGTTAAAAAATACCTATGGACCGTCGAACAGGCCATGTTTGATATCTTCAACAAGACAGGGCTCTATCGCAACCTTCATGCTGTTTACACTGAACTCGCGGTGTTCGGTACGTCGGTGATGATGCAGTTTGACAGCTTTGATAACGTCACCCGGTTCAACACGCTTACAGCGGGGGATTATCGGATTGCGGTTGATCATGAAGGCAAGGTCAATACCCTTTATCGCGATGCTGATTTAACTGTTGAACAGGCTGTTGGCTTTTATGGTCTTGATAGGGTATCTGCAACCGTCAGGCGGATGTACGATAATGGGGATTATGACGAGAACGTTAAAATCATCCATGCGGTTGAGCCGAACAGGAACCGCAACAAGCAAAGCAAGCTATCGAAGAACAAGGCGTTTTCATCTGTGCATTTCGAAGCGGAAAGCAACGATAGCAAATACCTGCGTCAATCCGGGTTTGATCGCTTTCCGGCTTATGGCCCACGTTGGGAAGTTGTAGGGACAAAAGATGTTTATGGCGTTGCGCCAAGCTTCTACGCCCTAGGCGATGCCGCAGCTTTGCAAGGTAAGGAGCTTGAGAAAGACAAGGGGCTTATCAAGTCTTTGAACCCACCGTTGAAGGCCAGCGGGGGACTTAAGAAAGCGCGTATATCCGGCATCCCCGGCAAGGTAAGTTATCTTTCAGATGGTGCGGGTAAGGACATTTTAGAGCCGATCTATCAGGTGTCGCCTGAAATGGCAGGCATCATCAACGATATCATGCGAACAGAGGACCGGGTCAGAGAGGCCTTTTATGTCAATCTGTTTATGATGATGCTGTCTTCTGATCGTCGCCAGATTACCGCAACAGAAGTCGTTGAGCGCCACGAAGAAAAATTGACTATGCTTGGCCCGGTTCTGACGCAATTCCGCGATGACCTTCTGGAGCCTTTAATTGACAACACCTTTGTCCGCATGCTGGCGGCTGGAATCTTACCGCCGCCACCACCTGAGTTGGCAGGGCAGGAACTTGAATTGGATTTAATCTCTGTTCTGGCTATGGCGCAGAAGCAGGTCGAGATCGAGACGACCGAAGATACATTACAGTTTGCGGGCACGGTGGCGCAACTGAACCCGAGCATTCTTGATCGTATTAATGTTGACGGGGCGATTGATCGCTTTGGCGAGTTGCGCAATGTTCCCCCAGGTATCATCACACCAATGGAAGAAGCGCAGGCCCAACGTGATGCAAAAGCGCAAGCCGAGCAAATGCAAGCCCTCCAAGCACAGGCTGGTCAGGCCATTGAAGGGGCAAAGATGCTTTCTGAAACATCAGCGGGCGGCGGAAACCTGCTTGATGCTGCATTAGGAGGCATGAAAATCTAATGGACCTGTACAAAAAGGAAGAGATCGAAGCCGAAGAACAAAGGCGGCTTGAAGCTGAAAATAAGCAAAAGAATTTCAATGACCTGCGAGTTGTGATAAATACAACTGGTGGGAGACGTTATCTATGGAGGTTGCTTGAACGCTTTCACTTCCTTGATGCGCGCAATGCAGTGCAGACAGAACATAGCGAGCTCTTTATATTTGAAGGTATGCGAAGCTGTGCAACGGATATTTTTAATGATGTGATGGAATTGAGCGCACACGATCAAAAGAATTACTTTGCGCAGATGGTTGTAGAAAATCAAACTTTAGGAAACTCTGACGATGAAGACGATGACAAAACCGATTGATGATTATGACCCACGTTGGCCTGAGTGGAACGCCATGAACCCGAAGGAGCTGCGTTCCGTTGGTGCCGATGTCCCTGATGGTGACGGCGGCGGTGACGAACCGGCAGCGGCAGAAGGTGACGAAGCGCCCGCCGATGATAGCGCGGCAGAAAGCGACACTGAGAAAAAGCCAGCCGAAGAAGGCGCTTCCAAGGGCGAAGATGAAGACGACGGCGATAAGGCCGAAGGCTACCCTGAAAATGGCTATGAAGATTTCAGCATGCCTGAGGGTATGGATCTGGATAAAGACGCCCTTGCAGCGGTCGAACCGTTCCTGAAAGACAACAACATGAGCCAAGCAAAGGCACAGCAGCTTGTTGATGTCTATGCTGGGCTTGTCCAGAAGCAACAAGAAGCGGTCGTTTCTCAGTGGAATGAAACGCAAACAAAGTGGACGGAAGAGTCCACTAAAGCCGGTTTATTTGAAGGCGAGGCACAAGCCTCCATCAAGGCTGGTTTTGACGCCTACGAAGGCGTCACAGAGTTTCAGGAAGTTCTCGGGCAGTACTTCCTCGACAAGAATCCAGCGGTGCGCAAGTTCCTGCATGCCGTTGGTAAGTCGGTTCAAGATGATACCGACACACCAACACCTGACCCAACCATGAAGGGCGCAGAAAGCCCTGAAGACATTATGTATCCCGATTAATTTTAAAGAGGAGTAAGGCCAAATGGCAGTTAAAGGGAATACCTATCTGACGCTCGCGGATGTCTATAAGCGTTCAGATAAAGACAAGATGGTTGCCACCATTATTGAAATGTTGGCGGAAACCAATGAAATCTTGCAGGATATGATTGTGGATGAGTGCAATAACGGCACGAAACACAAAACAACTGTTCGTACAGGTTTGCCGTCTGCAACTTGGGGCCGCTTGTACAAGGGTGTACAGCCCAGTAAATCAACCACCAAACAGGTCGAAGACACAACCGGCTATGTGGAAGCTCTTTCCGAAGTTGACAAAAAACTTGTTCAATTATCAAAAGACCCGAAAGGCTTGCGCCTGTCCGAAGCAAGCGCGTTCTTGGAAGCTCTCAATCAGGAAATGGCGGAAACGTTGTTTTATGGTGATACAGCTGTTGACCCTGACAAGTTTATGGGGTTCGCGCCGCGCTTTAACGACCTGAATGCGGAAAGCGGCAAGCAAATTGTCGATGCGGGCGGTACCGGATCGGATAATACATCCATTTACATTGTGGTATGGGGCAAACGTACCGTTCACGGCCTCTATCCTGAAAATGTAAAAGCTGGCATCGAGCGTGAAGATTACGGCGAAGAAAGCAAGACAATGGAAGATAAATCCGTCTTACGTGTTCTTCGTGAAAAGTTCACATGGCACAACGGTCTTTCCGTTCGTGATTATCGTTACGTTGTTCGCATTGCCAATATTGATGTTTCTGACCTTTCAGAAGATGGTACGACAGGTGCAAACCTGTTCCGCTTGCTGGTTAAGGCGTATTGGAAACTGCAACAGCGCAAGGTAACAGGCGGCAAGGCTGCGATTTATGCCAACAGCACAATCCTTGAATATCTGGACCACCAGTCACGCGAAGCCAACAACAAGGTTCACCTGCGTTGGCAAGAAGCCGGTCCCGATAGCGAGCCTGTTTTGCACTTCCGCAAAATCCCGGTTCGTGAATGTGATGCAATCTTGAACACTGAGGCGCGTGTCGTTTAAGCGGCGCGCCCTCCTTTTTCTCAGGTAGAAGGAATTAAACAATGATCTTAGATGAAGAAAACCTCTTCTCGGATAAGCAAGCCGTCACAGTAACGGCAGGCTCGACCAATGTAGTCGATCTTGGCGTTAAGCGCGATATTGGCAAAGGCACACCGATCCCTTTGTTGATCCAGTGTACCGAAGATGCTGCTGCGGACGGTGCTGCAACCGTCAAGTTTTCCGTGCGTATTTCGGACAACTCAGACATGAGCAATTCGAAGACTGTGATTGAAACGGGTGCTATCCCCAAGGCCGACTTGGTTGCGGGTTATCAAGTGCCGATCAGTTACATCCCGCTTGGCACGGAAGGTCGTCACGTTGATGTCTATTACACGGTCGCAACAGGCCCGCTAACCGCTGGCAAGTTTACGGCTGGCATTACGGCAGGGAACCAAACGAACGTGTAACAGCGTTGGTTTATGTCTTAATTTCATAAGGAAAGCGTTGAAATGTACACAGTGACAGCGACACAAAAAGGCTACTACGCCAATAAGATCATCCAAGAAGGTGCAAATTTCCAGATTAAGGAAATTTCTGACTTTTCTTCGAACTGGATGACAACAGAAGACAAAGACCTGCTTGCCGCCTTGGAAAGTAACGGCAAGCAGAAAGGCTCCCCTGATCTTGGTTTGGATGCGGAATCTGCTGCGGCAGAAATCGCCCTTCTCGAAGATAAGGTTGGCGAACTCACGACCATTAACGAAGAAGCCGAAGCGCAAAACCTTGATCTGAAAAAGCAGCTTGAGGCAGCGGAAGCCGAAAACGAAAAGCTGAAAAAGCAACTCACTGCCCAAAAAGGCGAAGTGACCAAGTTGCAAAACCAGCTTGCCGCCAAAGAAGGCAAGTAACCGATAGAGCGGGGCCTTCGGGCTCCGCCTCTTTTCATGCGAGGCAAAACCATGACCACAAAGGTAGATATCTGGAATATGGCCCTTTCCTATGCCAAGCATGGGAAGCGGATTAAATCTGACACAGAAAACACCACCGAACGCATTGTTTGCGCAACCCATTGGGATCAAGCCTTAACGGCTACCTTGATTGCACACCCTTGGAGCTTTGCCGAGGAAACCGCCTCGCTGGTCAAGATGCCACTTGAAACACATCCTAAATATGAATTTGTTTATCAATATCCAGTGCGCTGTATTGAAGATGGTGCACGAGAAATTATTAATTCTTATGGCAAGCAGTCCGTTAAATTTAAAGTCACAAACATAGGCGGACAGCGCCGCATCGTTACCGATCAGGATGGAGCTACACTCGTCTATACCATCAAGGTAACGGACCCTAATTTATACGGGGCCATTTTCATTGATGCAGTGGCCTATAATCTTGCATACCGCATTTCGGGCGAACTCGGCAAGAAAGCCTCGGTAGCACGTGAAGCCTTGCAAATGTTCGAAGAGATCGCTCTACCTCGTGCGCAATCGATTGATGCAGCAGAAGGCGACGACCAAGAAGAAATTAGCGTGCCTTGGCATGAGGTCCCGCGATGACGAGCAAGTTACAAACATCATTTACGGGTGGTGAGCAGTCTCCCGCCGTATCAGGCAGGGCAGACCTTGCCAAGTATCAAAGCGGCCTTAAAACAGCGCGCAACGTTATCATACATGCACAAGGCGGACTATCTGGGCGTGCTGGAACCACATTTGCATGTGAGCATAAGGACAGCACGAAAAAAGACCGTCTTATTCCGTTTCGCTTCAATTCGGCACAAGCCTATGTGTTGGTCTTTGGTGATATGAACATGCGCATCATCAAGGATGGTGGTGTTGTTCTAAATCCCCTTGATGATCAGCCTGCTGAGATTGTCACGCCTTATGCAGAAGATGCTTTAAGATATCTCAAGTACACGCAATCAATGGACACAATGACGATTGCGCATCGTGACTATGAAACACGAGACTTGACGCGCACAGACCATCATCTTTGGGGGCTTGAAGTATCCAAGTTTGAGCCAGAAACCGCACCGCCATCAAACGTGAGTGTCACAGTAAACGGCACGGAAGGAGAAAGCACGTTTCGTTATAAAGTATGCGCAGTTGATCGGGATACGGGCGAGGTAAGCTTGCCGGGGCCAAGCGCAACCACTGTGTCGATCACAAACGCCACGCAAACAAACCCGGTCACAATTACTGCTGTTGCGCATGGCTTTGACGTGGGTGATGAGGTCTATATCAGTGGCGTTACTGGTATGTCAGAGATTAACGACACTCATTTCACAATAACCAATGTAAGTACCGATACATTTGATCTTCTGGAAGAAGATGGAACCGGCTACAGCGCCTACGTAAGCGGTGGAACAGTTGCGCGCACCTTCTTTGAGGTGACAACCAGTAAGGATGCAGAATGGGACAACACCATAAGCTACGATGCCTCACCGGATAATGTGACGTACAATATTTACCGTCTTTTTACCGGGTTTTATGGGTTTGTGGGTCGCTCTGATAGCCTTAGCTTTACCGATGACAATATTAAGCCCGATGTGAAAGACACGCCACCGCAGGCGCGCAATCCCTTTAGAGGTCCAAATAACAATCCCGGCGTTGTTGAGTATTTCAAGCAACGCAAGTGCTTTGCCAACACGACAGCGAAACCGGGCACAATCTGGATGACACAGGTAGGTCACTACAAGAACCTGTCCTATTCAAGCCCCCGGAAAGATGATGATTCAATTACCCGCGCCTTGGAAACATCCGAAGAGGTCATGCATTTTGTCCGTCGCAACAAAGACCTTGTAACCTTCACGGCGGGTGAGGAGTGGGTTATTTCCGGGCAAGATGGGCAAATCAGCTATTCCACAATTTCGGCGGATGATTACACGAGCCACGGATGTTCCTATCTGCCACCGCTTAAGGTCGGGAAGGCCATTACATACGTGGACAGTAGCGGAAACACTATTCGTGATTTCGGATATGAACTGACGGAAGATAGTTTCGACGCCACCGACTTGACCATTCTGGCCCGCCACCTTTTTGACGGTAAAGAGATTGTGGATTGGGCTTACGCGAAACGCCCGCATTCAATCGTTTGGTGCGTCCTTGATGATGGCTCTCTTGCCGGGATGACATTCCTTAAAGAACATGAGGTTTGGGCGTGGCACCGTCACGACACACAAGGCGAGTTTCTAAGTGTGTGCACCGTGCCGGAGGGGCGCGAGGATGCTGTTTATTTATCCGTTAAGCGCACCATCAATGGAACAGACAAGAAGTTTGTCGAGCGTCTCAATTCCCTGAATGTGGACAACGAAGCAGACTACAACATGCTGGATTGTTCCTTATCCGGCACATTTGACCCACAACAACAAGTGATAACGGGACTTGATCATCTTGAAGGGATGACCGTCCGGGCAATCGCAGACACAAACATTATTGATGACCTGCTTGTAACGGATGGAGCCGTTGATCTTGGTCGTTTGGCCTCTGTTGTTCATATTGGCCTGCCTTATGTGTCAGATGTTGAGCCGTTGGAAATTATCGTAGATCCATCAGACGCAGGGAACACAAAGCGCGTCTCATCCGTCAAAATGAAAGTGATGAATGCGCGGGGCTTACAGGTCGGGCCAGACGCAGAAAGCCTTGTTGATATGACGGAACTCGTTGATTTCGTGAAGGGGCCGGAAAACGTTGATGTGACCATTCAAGCCGGATGGGGTGACAACGGGTCTTTCCTTGTTCGTCAAAGTAATTCGATGCCCTTTACCATCCTGACCATGAAGCCTGAAATTGAGGTGAGCGATGATTAAGGCGTTCATCCATGAGGCGACAATGGAAGATATGGGGCGGGTTATCGCTTTTGCCCGCGACGCCGACAAAGAGGAAGCTGAGGCCATGACGGGAAAGCCGTTCGTGGAGGCGCTTGTGCAGTCCTATCGCTGCTCTTCTCATTGTTGGGTTGGATATGCCGATATCATGCCTGTCTGCCTGTTTGGCGTTGCACCCATCAATTCATTTGCCGGAACCGCTGCGCCTTGGATGATTGGAACAACGGCCCTTGATGACCAGATGGTTGCTCGTAAGTTTGTCCGTGAGAATGGGGCGATGGTGGCCCAAATGAACGAGCTTTACCACCACCTTTACAATTGGGTGGATGCCCGAAACGTGGCTGCAATTCGTTGGTTGAAGTGGCTCGGGTTTGAGGTGGGAGAAGCGCCGGCACCTTTTGGACCTGAGGGATTGCCATTTCATTATTTTGAAAAAAGGAGAGCGTGATGTGTGTTTTTGTAGCAACGGCAACGGGCGTTGCAATGGCTGGATCAACGGCTGCAACTACAACAACGGTAATGACCGCAGCGCAAGCCGCCATGCAGGCAACCTATGCCTCAATGGCAATGATGGCAAACGCATCACTGGCGACAACTGCGCTTTCTATGGGCATGAATGTCTATGGTCAAATGCAGCAGTCACAGGCTGCACAGGATCAGGCTAACTATCAGGCGGCAGTTGCCAACAACAACAAGATTATCGCAGACCGCAAAGCTGAGGACGCAACCAAGCGCGGAGAAATCGAAGAACGTCAACACCGCTTGAAGGTGGAGCAACTGAAAGGCAAGCAACGCTCTGCTTTAGCTTCATCAGGTTTTGCCGTAGATCAGGAAGATGCGATTGGCATTTTGCAGGACACAGCCCAGCTTGGCGAGTTCGACGCCTTGACGATCCGGCACAATGCAGAGGTTGAGGCCTATAACCACAAAGTCACGGGCATGAACCATCAGGCGCAATCCGGTCTTTATTCTGCGCAAGCAAATTCTCAATCCCCTCTCTTGTCCGGTGGATCAGCCCTCTTTAGCGGGGCCTCTGCCGTTGCGGACAAATGGTATAGATATCAGGCAGGTTAATCATGGCAATTAAAGTTCCTACATCCCCCGAAGCTGGCGTTGGTCAAGTTCGTGCAACACCGTTGAATACGCCCGATCAACAGGTAAGAGTTAGCAAAAACGCAGATATGTTTGGCGGCGGGCAAGCTCAAGATTCTATGAATATGGCTAGTGCACTAGATGGTGCATCGAATGCATCGTTCAATGCGCTCCAAAAAGTGAGGTCTAGGGAGGATGTTATACGCCGCACAAGAGAACGGAATGCATTTTACGAAAAGCACTTTAACGAACTTAATCGAATAAAATCTGAGGAAGATCTCACGAACCCAGATGTTATTGCTAAATACAATCAAGTGCTCCAAGAGGATATGCATGCTGCAATCTCTTCTCACGTTGGTTCAGATGATAGCAGAATGAGATTAAGTTCGGCTCTTGAAGATATGAGGAATCAATTTTCGGTGCAAGCTGCTTCGGAGGCCATAAAAGGGCAACAAGTTCTGCTTGATAACCACATGCGCGCCAGCATGCAGGCATTGGCGGTAAAGGCAAGAAAACATGATGCTAACTTAAGCGAATTATTCCTTGAGGTTGACAGATACATTGATGATGCCGCCCCGGGTCTGTACCCCGAACAGGAGGCACAATGGACAGATATGATGCGTCAAAATATCATCATGTCGAAGGTGGAATCCTTTACAGATATTGGCGCGTATGAAGAAGCGAGGGATTTAATCGCAGAAAATCCATTTATCGCTCAAACCTTATCGCGAGCTCAGCAAGAAAAGCTCTCAAACACGATTAATTCCGGGATAAGGACGAAAGAGCAGGCCTTTAAGGAAGGCTTGAATGTGCGTAATAAATTGCGAGGTATTTTAGGTCGTGAACCGACGCAGGCTGAGGTTATGCAATCGGCAGGATTGAAGGGTGATTCATATAAACCTCTGTCTGAACAAGGGAAGCAATCTTGGGACCGCCAGTACCTTGTTAATTCTTATGGTGAGAATAGCCCTCAAGTGTTGGATTTTGATACCTCAATCAAAGACGATGAAATGACAGCGCAACAGAAAAACTTTAGCGCGGCTCAGCGCGATGGGTTTAATGGATCATTTATTGATTACGTAAACGCAACGCGGACAACCTTGGAAAAAACGCCGACAGGATTTGCATATGCTGCTGATGGCACATTGCAGGCTATTCCCGGTGGCCCTGCCGATCCGAAAACGGAAGCCTACGCAGAACGAGTTAAGAATTATGGCCCGGCCAAAAATGCTTTGAATAGTCTCATTGTGCAGACTGAAAACATTAAGGGGCATATCGCCGAGGCGCGGAAGTTGATGAAAGGTTACTCCACAGGATGGGGCGTCATGCTTGATAAGATGCCCAACTCAGATGCAGGGGCGCTTAAAAATGTAATAAAAACTTTAGAGGCCAACATAACGCTCGACGCCATGAAGGCATTAAAAGCTGCAGGCGCGACACTGGGTCAACAATCTGATGCTGAAAATCGATTACTTGCTGCTGTGAAAGGCGTGTTTGACCCTGCGCAACGTGACCAGCTAGAAAGAAACTTGAATGAACTTGAAAAGAGCTACATCCAGTACACAAAACATGCAACGGAAGCTTTCAATACTGATTTTGCTGACTTAATTGGCAAGGAAGGGGCTGAAATGATGCAATCAGCTTCGGACAAGGTGACGGATATTGAGTATGTATATGATGCGTCAGGTAAAATCATCCCTCGTGCAGGGCAAAAGGCCACCCCAGCTAAAGCAGAGGTTAAGGTTGAAGAAGTCGATGCTCCTATGATTGGCGGGCGTCGGGTGAACGCTGGTGATGTGATCGATGATGGTTCAGGCCAGCGGTGGAAATGGAATGGCAGTGGTTGGGATAAATTGGAGGTGAAGCCTGATGAGGAAGTTATGGAGGGGAGAAATGAAGGTGACTTAGGAGTCCGTTGATTGGCATTGGTGCAAGGTGAATAAACCTCGCTTTCGGCCTTCTTCTAGATTCTTCAGTTCACCTGCTTTGTGAGGTGGAGCATGTATGGTTATTTCGTATTTGTCGTCCACCTTGCGCCCCTTCTCGGTGATGTGTGCCTCAACGCAAATATCTACCGGGATAGGGTTAGGCACAGGGCGTTCTTCAGGGTTCCATTGCGGTCCTGTTTGTTGAGAGAGTATCAAAAGGAAGGTTAGATCAATCATTTGGATTTAAAACCCCTAAACGCCCACAGAAACGAGAAACCAATAAGGAAACTAAACAAAGGAAAGCTGATTGTGGAAGTTACTGCGGATCTAAATTGCCTGCTCATTTTTTTCTCGTGTTGCTTCTCTAAGTTGTTGATCTCTTGGTCTGTCAATTGCTCGAGAGTCTTTCCATACGGTGGAGTTATTGCTCTATCATACTTCCAATGCTGTGTTGCTGAAAAAACAAATGCAACCCAAAGAATGCTTAACACTATCCAGATTCTAAACAAGCCTTTAGACCAATTCATAAGCACCTCTCATAAGTTTTCCAAGATTATGCAATACATGCAAATGGGAGCCGAGTCAAAATTTAGGAGAAGCCAATGCAACCCAATTTAGAAAACGCCAAAATTATATCATCCGCACCTATGCAGGAAGGCCCAAACCTTGATAATGCTAAAATCATTTCTTCGTCTGAGCCTGTTGAAGTGCCGCAAACACCTCAAGCTGAACCTGTCAATGTGCGTATTGATTACGGCGGGCTAAAGATCAACTTGCCCGGTGATGTTAAACCAGAGCAAATTGAATCCTCCTTGGAAAAATTCCGCCAAACAGAAGACTTTGACAGAATCCTTGATAAAACGACCGGAGCCCCTGCAAGGGTTCGCATGATGGTCGGCGGCGCTCCGAATGACGAAGACCGCTTAACCACTATTCGACGTTTTTTCCCTGACGCCGTTCCGCATGGTGAAGACAATTTTGTTTATACCGATCCTGAAACAGGCAAGTTTCGTCTGTTTAATCCTGAGGGGTTGGACTGGGGAGACGTAGCAGGCGCAGGGAGGGAAATTTCTCAGGGCGTTGGTTCTGCAATGGGCGCTGTGTTTGGGGGTGCTGGTGGCTTTATAGTTGGATCACCCACAGGTCCCGGTGCTGCTATTACAGCAACGGAAGGGGCGATAGTTGGTGCCGGAATGGGGAATGTTGTCGGAGGGCAGGTTTTTGACCTCGCTGCTTCGCTGATTGGTGAACGTGTTGATACCCGGAACTTAGGGGGGGCGATGCTCGATAGTGCGGTTGAGTTTGGGGCTGGGGCCGCCGGTGAAAAAGTCGGTCGTATAATCGGGGTTGGCGTCAAGAAGGCTATGGGCGGCGCAAAAGAAGGCGCTCAACAACTGGTAAATTCTTTTAAGCAATTCAACATCACGCCACAAGCAGGTGCCGTTACGGGCAGCAGGGGACTTGCCACCTTAGAACATACTTTGAACGGGGCTCCCGGTTCTGCGGATATTATGCAAAAGCAGGCGGAAAAGGTATTATTACAAACACAGCGAGCGGCGGAAAAACTGATCAATAAATTCGGAACTGCCAAAACACAACAAGGCGCGGGGCAAGTCATCAAACGTGCAGCAGAGCAAGCAGTTGAACGTTTCGGGTTCACTCAAACGAAAGCATACGACGAAGCATTTGACCTGATTGGAGCCGATACAGTTGTTTCTTTGAATTCAATTAAAGCCCTTCGTTTGCAAATGCAGTCAGAACTTGCTCAAGCCCCTGAAACATTAGGCCCGACAATGAGCGGTGCAATAAACACATTGAGGATGCTTGAACATGATGCAAAAGTTGCCGGAGGAATTCCGTTTTCTGCGTTGAGAATGATACGTTCCAACGTCGGTAAGGATTTGTCATCCCCGGGCCTATCCGGTTCGTCTGGAGCACAATTAACAGCCCTAAAGCGCATTTATGGTGCGTTAACAGAGGATTTATCATTAGCTGCACAATCGTCAGGTAAAGAAGCTGCTAAAAGATTAAAGGTAGCCGACAGGTTCACAAGGATGTGGATGAACACAGCCGCAAAAGATATGGATAAAATCATCAAGTTTGATGCAGATGAGCGAGCTTACCGCTTTGCTATGATGTCATCTAAAGATGGAGGGTCTGCGCTTGCACGTATGCGGAAGCATTTTACAGACGATGAATGGGATACGGTTGCTGCAACAACTTTGCACCGTTTGGGGTTGGCTACACCGGGGCGGCAAAATGCTGCGGGTGATGCCTTTTCTGTTTCCAGCTTTTTAACAAATTTCAACAAGTTGGCACCTGAGGCTAAGGATGCTTTGTTTGGCGGTAAACGTTATGCGAACTTGCGTCCTCAGCTTGATAAGCTTGTCGAGGTCATTGATAGCATGAAGGGGGCTGAGGCCGTAGCAAATGGATCAAACACAGGGCGCGCACTTATGAATTTTGCGCTACTGCAAGGGGTGGGCGGGGCCCTAGGAGCTGGTGTTGCTGGCGATAGTAATGGGTTCGGCACTGGCATGGCTACAACTACTATAGGAACTGTTCTCGCCCCTCGTGCGGCGGCTAAACTTAACACAAATCCAAAGTTTGTAGAATGGCTGGTGACGCCTATGACCAAGACAACCTCAATATCTGCGCACTTCGGTAGACTTTCAGGCATTGCAGCCGAGGAGGCCTACATCAGTGAGGAAATTGAGGATTTTATTAACTTGTTCGCTCCTGAAAAAGCACCAACCGGAGGGGAGTCAAATTAGGAGGGGTACGGTTTGCACTTTCAACATGCACGATATTCGTGTATGTGCTACCTTCTTTAGGGTTTGAGTTAAATTAAGAGGGCGCAGCTATGTCAGATGATGGAATAACGGAAATGGAATACGCTCATACGGAATTATTTCATTTTGATGATGATTGCGTATCATTCGACGATTTAGCTAGGCAGAACGGTTTCAGGTACTGGTTTGCTCGTGATTTTATGAAAATGCTAGGCTATGTTCAGTGGTCTACTTTTAATAAAGCAATCCAAAAGGCGATGTCTACCTGCGCGTCTTTGGGGATAGATATTCCTGAGAATTTTGTTAAAGAATCGAGGACGATTGACGGTAAGATCGTTGATGATTGGAAAGTCTCAAAGTTTGCATGCTACCTAATTGCGATGAACGGAGATTCGAAAAAACCTCGCGTGGCCCAAGCGCAGGTTTATTTCGCAACGATGGCAGAGGCTTATCAAAGGCATGTACAAGAAGCTGAGGCGGTTGAACGCATTTTAATTCGTGACGAGATAACAGAGCATGAAAAAGGGCTATCCTCAGTCGCAAATCAAGCGGGAATCGAAAATTATGGCTTCTTTAGAAATAAAGGGTATTTAGGATTATACAATATGCCGCTAAAGAGTCTGAAGGCCCGAAAGGGGATTCCAGATAAGAAGACACCTTTAGACTTTATGGGCAAGGAAGAGCTTGCAGCTAATTTGTTTCGCATCACCCAAACCGAAGCAAAAATCAGAAATGAAAACGTACAAGGTCAGAAGCCTCTGGAAAATGCAGCTTATGTCGTTGGCAAAAAGGTTCGTAAGGCGATGTTGGACCTCAGTGGCACTGCTCCAGAGGATCTCCCGCCTTCCCATGATATCAAAACTGTGAAGTCAGATCTAAAGAAGACTCAAAAGGAGTTCCTTAAGGAAGATAAGTTAAAGCAGATCGAGTAAATTCCTCAAGTCTAATCTTCATAAGGAAATTTTAGATAGAAAAAGCACCCTATACCTAAAACTCACCAGCCCATTGAAACCTCACTCTTTCGATGGGCATCTTTATATGATATAAGTTGTTAAAATCACAACTGAGGTGAGTTATGAGCTTTTCTTCTGAGACAACGAAAACAGGCCCGTTATCCGGCGATGGAACCAACACAAGCTTTGGCTACGAGTTCCTCGTTATTGCATCATCGCACCTTGAAGTAATTCATGCCGATGCTGATGGTATTGAAACGGTTCTCACAGAAGGGACGCACTACAGCGTCGATGGCGTTGGCAACTCAGCAGGCGGAACGGTTACATACCCAATATCAGGAAGCCCTCTGCCAGCAAATGAGACCCTGACATTCCGGCGCAATCCACCGATGACACAAGGCGCATCATTCCCCTTGCATGGCGGGTATATCGGGCCGAACCACGAAGCAGTGTTTGACCAAATTGTCATGCAGGTTCTTTATCTCAGAGAAGAGCTTTCTCGTGCGGTAAAGGTTGGTATTTCTACAACTGATTTGCCGGATGATTTGCTTGATAATATTATTCAGGCCGTTGCGGATGCAAATGCACACATGGTGGGTGCCCAAACCGCTCAGACAGCAGCAGAGACGGCTCAGACAAATGCCGAGACTGCTCAAACTGGATCGGAGGCAGCTAAAGCAGGCTCAGAAGCGGCCCGTGATCTTGCGCAAACCTATCGCGACGAAGCCCAAACAGCGGCACAGAATACCTATAACGAGTTTTATTTTGATGCCACCAATGGGCAAACCGTTATCAGTGGCGCGGACAAGTTCGGTAATGTCCTCGCGTATGTGCCGGGCAATCTGCAAGTTGTGATGAATGGTGCGACTTTGATGGAGAAGAACGGAGACTTTACCGCAACTGATGGGTTGACTGTCACACTTCCCGCATTAAGCGATACAGATAAGTTAAAACTTACCGCCATTGGCGCTTTTGATGTAACGGCCCACGAAACGAAAACAAGCGGTGCTCACGGTGTGGTTGGTGCATTTGTCGGTACTGAGAATACTCAAACGCTGCTGAATAAAACATTGCAAGACGCCTTCTTTACAGGGACAAAATCTTCTCACGAGAATGCCTCACCTCCATTTCATCAAATTGTAAACACCGGTGTTGGCACTATGTCATTGGGGCGTGATGCTAACGCCCACATAGGGTGGGATACAGGGGATCTGATCTTCCAGTATGGGGTGTATAATTCATTCCCTAGCGGTTCTGAATACATGCGTATTTTAGGATCTACTGGCGATATTAAATATAAGGGCAACCAGCATCTATCGCTAGGTAAAGCGCTTTACTCAGACAGCGGGGCTAACTTCTTTATGCCTGATACTGGAATTGGGGACATGTGGGTGCATACAAGCAACGTCCTTTACAAAGATGCTGCAAATCATGTCTTTCGTGACGCAAGTTCTAACGTTGTCGCTGAAATCAACGGCAACCGAAATTTTTCCATTTACAACTCAACGAGCATCCCGTCGTCAAATAATGCGGGCGGAGGGTATCTCTACTCTTCTGCGGGAGCTCTCGTATGGCGCGGTTCGTCCGGCACAATCACGGTCATTGCAAACGCTTAAACAAGGATTTTATCATGGCTCTCGTTCTTACTGTCACCCCACTTCCTTCTATTGTTACAGAAAACGCTTACCACTGTATTGCGGGTTCGTCATTCAATTACCAAGAAGGTTCGGCTACATGTGTCATTCAGTCATACAAAGATGCAGCAACACGCGATGCTTATAAGATTGCCGCCTCAGAAATGGCAACGCTTACAGCAGAATATAAGGCACTACACGATGCTTTGACCGCCGCGCAATTATCAAACGATCAGGTAGCCATTCAGCAAGCCCGCCTTGGTTTGATGGGCAAAGAAGTCGAAATGCAAAACGTTCATAATTCGTTGGAAGCTGTAAAGCCTTTTGGTGTACGCGAAGTGAGAGAAATTGACGTTTCACATATTTTGGACAGCAGTGACGATGTAACCCGCGGCGACCTTTATGCGGCAATTAAGACCATTCCTGAGTGGTCAGACGCGGTGGACGCTTAAATGAGCGGGCGCAATTTAGCAGAAATGGCGCGGGGGCTTACGTCCTCGCATCTTCCAGACGGCGGTGTAACTTCTGCCAAGCTGGCTAACGATGCAGTAGGGGCGGCGGCGCTTGATCCCTCGGTTACGCCTGCAATCACCAAGCGATTTGAAAGTGCGCCGGTGGACATTGTCTCGGGTGAGCAAGTAGATATCTCACATGGCCTTGGCTCTGTGCCTAAGAATGCAACTTGCCTCTTGAAGTGCGTGACCGCAGAGTTTGGTTACAGCGTCGGCGATGAAGTGATCATAAATCCGGCAACAAACGACGCCAACGGCGGCGCGTCCCGTGGAATATCAACTGTGCTGACGGCAACGGATATAAATGTTCGTTTTGGAAATTATAGCTCCGCATTCTCTATAATTAATAAAGGAACCGGAGTGGCGGAAACTATAACAAACACAAACTGGAAACTGATTATCTGGGCAGATGCTTAGGGAAACAACGAGATCGGCCTGACGTGGAGGCTGAGAGAATGGAAATAGGAGATATATTTGAAATGGGAACAGCCCCTGAATTGCAGTGGTGGATTACCGTGATTGAGCTGCCTGCAATGGCTGGGCTGTTCTGGATGGTGATGCGGAATGCTACGGCCCTTAATAACTATAAACTTCATGTCGCTGAAAAATATGCGTCAGTGGACTATTTGAAAGATGTTGAGGGCCGTTTGATCGATGAAATTAAGGATGTGAAAAAACTCATCCGAGAGCAACAACGAGGTGAATAATGGCGATTGAACATTTAGACACCCTTGCCCGTACCTTATACGGCGAGGCTCGTGGGGAAGCTGACGAAGGCGTTATCGCCGTTGCTCAGGTGATCATTAATCGGGCAAATAAACCTAAATGGTGGGGTAAGGATATCCAATCCGTTTGCTTGCGTCCTTGGCAGTTCTCTTGCTGGAATGAGAAAGACCCTAATCGGGAAAAACTTATCGCATTGACAGATAAGTCGCGCCAGTTTTTGCGCTGTTTACATATCGCTGCTGGGACAATGGCAGGTTTGTATGCGGACTTGGTAAAGGGGGCTACCCATTATCACGCCGAGGGATGGCACCCAGACTGGGCAAAAGGTAAAACGCCTTGCGTCACCATTGGGCGGCATCACTTCTATAACGATATTGAATAGGGGGCTGATATGGTCGCTTTTCTTGCAGCCCTCCCGGCTATCTTCTCCGCTATTTCTTCTGCAACAGAATTGTTTGGTGTTGGCAAGCAAGTCGTTGAGGAGATTAAGGGGGAGCCTTCTGGCGCAACCTCTCCTGATGAATTGCGCAATGAAGTCGAAAACCTCACACCTGAACAACAGGAAGCTTTCACCAGTCGAATGCAGTCTGAAATTTCATTCTATAATGCAATCACGCAACGGCTTGAACAGCAGGGCGGCAGGATCAACGCGGACACGCTCAATGCCATACCGGAACCTCAACGCGGTGCTATCGCCAAGATGCGCATGACCACACGTCCTTGGGCAGTTCGTTGGATGGTGATTGCTTGCGTCTTCCCGCCATTGGCAACTGTGGCCACAAATTTGTTGCTCTCGATCTACAACGCACTGGATGCAGCCTTTGCAGAGCATCCCAACCAGATTGCCCTTATCGCCTTGGACGGTGTGCTGAACGATCTTTACACAAATATGATCGGTTGGGCGGCTGGCGTGATTATGACCTATATGGGTATGCGCGAAGTTGGCAAGGCTGTTGGGCAGAAGGATAGCGTCAGTGTGGCTGATATCACTGGATCGGTTGGCGGGTTCGTCAGTTCGGTAAAGAATATTTTTGGCAAGTAGGAGGCTCACATGCTGCAAGGATTCTTGACTGCTCAATTTGCCTGTTGGCTCCGATGGTGGGGGGATGGATGCCTTACCTCCCTTCCATCGAACTCACATGATCGTTACTTATTACCCTCTTACTAACGTTTATACCCATATTCGTTAGTCACCAGATTGAGAAACGCCCTGCTTCGGTGGGGCGTTTTTTGTGTTTTTTGACACGTTTTTGACACGAATAAAACTTACTGCCGTTAAAAGTCAAATATATTCAAATGGTTATATCAACAACCACTCTTCCTTGGTAAGGGAGAGGTCGGTAGTTCAATCCTACTCATCAGCACCATGTTAAACCCTTGGGAAACCAAGGGTTTTTCTTTTTGAGTTGGCAACATACCTATTTAACTGAACTCTTAAGAATCACATTTGGGTGAGCCGGGCAATCAGGAACGCAATGTTTTTGCGGCGCCTCTCACCGACATATTGTTGAAGACGTTCTCTTTCGTTCTGCGTCATCTCCATACATTCCGCAAATAACGCCGACAAAAAGGCCTTTGCCTGTTGTTCGGTAAATTGAAGAGTGCCCGCACCATCTTCCGGATTATGGGCAGAGCCTTCCATAACATTGATAAACCAGTTCATGCGTTGATCAAAATGGCCAAAGGCTTGTGCAATTGCGCCTAATGTCTCCAATCGGCAACGCACAACTTCAGGATGGTTATAGAAGTCATCCCACGCAAAATTGCTGCCATGATCACGAATTTCATTTCGCATTAATTCAGACATATGATCATGGTTTCTTTCATAAACTTCCCGCCCTATGATCGAAGACAGCATATGAAAATAATTCGCCAGTTGTCTTTCCGAAAAACGTCGATGCCTTTTATCAAACAAACTTTCCAACGGTTGAACCATAATCCGACCATAGGCATTGGTTCTGGGCGGCACCAACAGGTCCAGTTTGGATTTGCTCATGCAGCGTTCATGCACAGAATGACAAAAGGCCTCTACCTGTGAATTTTCCACCGTCAATGCTTGTTCGATCTCATCAAGCTCATCAGATGTTATCATGCCTGCTGCCAATTTCTCTTTCACAGCGGAAACGACAATATGGACGGTCATATCGAATGTGTTTTTACAGGGTAGTTTTTCCAT